TTGTTGTAATTGTATGTCTGGTAAAAGTTTACCAGAGACCTCCGCATTTGAAACCTCTCTAAACGCTTGTTCGTTTTCTACTGGCATGCTAGGTAAGGGATTTGATGTTGCGCTATGTTGTGGAACAGGCTCGATTGTGTCATTTGCCAAACCCTCCGTTACTGCTCTTATTTCTTCTCGTATATCTGGGTTTAACTCATATATTTGGTACAATCTTCTAACATGTTGACCAAAACTATTAGGGTTATAAGCGGCAATCTCTACACCCTCTGTCAACCAGTTTACAAAAGACTTATTGGTTAAAAGTTTTGCAGACATGTATGGTGCCACCAACGCACCTAATCCATACTCGAAACCCTCTGATCCTGCTATCTTGCCTGCTATATCTGCACCACCGACACCTAACACACCCAAAGCACCTACAACTCTTGCGGTACCGCTAGGGTTTGCCATTTGAGATGCGGATTTACCTACTCTATCAACTACAAAAACCAAATCGTCTAAAGCTGGTACCAACTCTTCATACTCAGTTTGTTTAAATAAAGCCTCTTTTGCTTCTTTACTTAGTTTGTTCCAATTTGTAATAAAAGTCCTTGGTGAAAAATCTTGAGCCATTTTGCCAATTTCATCTGCGCTTTGAATACCAGGTGTTGGTAAACCCATCCTACCTAACATATAGCCAGACATAACAGAATACTCATCTGGTGTTAGTTGCGATCTTAATTTTAATAAATCTTCACCACCGTCTTTTGCACCTGTTAATACATATTTCAATGCGTCTGTTGATCTAACTTCGCCTTTTTTAATAATGTTATCAATGTAAGTAAGACCACCCTTTTTACCTGTATTTTCTCTAACATATTTGTTAGCTGCTTTATATTTCTTTAAGGCCTTCGGGTTATCTGATCTGGCAACCAAAGCATCTAAGTCTTTGGTAACATAGCCAATCAACTCTTTTACTTTTCGATTAGAGGCTGATAAGGCTCCCTGTGACTCAGCATGTCTAATATTTGCCATGAGGCTTGATCTAAAATCTTTAAGTTGGTTATAAGACAAAACACCATCTTTAGCATCTTGTAAAACCCTTTCAGCTTGTCTCAAAGCTGGGTTTAAACTTGGTTTACCTGTTGCAGTCTTTGATTGTGCTAAATATTTATTAACAAAAGCTGTCGTGTTTGTTGCATCTGAAACTAAATCATCTGGCATAAAGTTGTTTACTTCGCTATACAATCTATGTGTAGTTTGATCATACCTCAATCTAGCGGATCTAGCAGCATCCATTAACAGCTCTCCAGCCTCTTGCGTTGTGCGTATGCCACCATATTTTTCTGCAAGATTTTTAGCAAAGGTGTCTATTTCCTTTATAGTTTGTGCTGCATTATCGTGCATAATTTTTGTTGAAGAGGGCGCAGAGGCTAATGCACTTTCAAATAAATTTATGGTTGGGTTTGCTGTAACCTGTCCAGCAGACGGGTTTGTAATACCGACTGTATCTAATTTTTGTTTAGCTATTTTAGAATCAGCTGACATACTCCCGCTAGCAAACCTTACAGGTTGTCCTGCGACATATTTAATACCTTGAAACAATTTATTGGTTAGCGGCCCACCTATGGCATTGATGCCAGCAGTTGTACCATAATCTGCAAGCCTCTCACTGCCGGTTCTTGTATCCTCTGTTTCGCCAAAAAAATTAAGTATGCCGATATAAGCCTCTCTTGCGGTTGCTGAACCCAAGCCTTCACCTGCTACGATACCCGCCGCTATACCTGGCGGTCCACCTGGAGCACCAGCCGCAGCACCACCAATGGCTCCTCCAATAGCACCGACTGTTTCTGCTATCTCTGGTCCTACATCAACCAAGTCTCGTAAACCTGGTACTGGCACACCAAAAATTCGTAAATCTTCATCAAACAATGTTGGTTGTCCTGTTTCGGGATTTGTGAAAACAAAGTTGCCATATCCAAACTTAGCTGCACCATCTTGCGGGTCAAGAACCTCAACAGGTAACGCGTCTGGGTAAAAGTTTTTAAGTGTTGCTAATCTATCATCTGGTGTTTGTGCTGCGCTTACAGCAGCTCTTACATTACCTGGTGCACCTGTTTTTGTATCTATGGAGGCCAATAACCTATCTTGAGCTAATTTTTCTATAAGATCATCTTCATAGTTTCCCTCAACATCT